TGTATGCCTGTTTAAAGCTGGTAAAACCAGCTTCTTTTGCGATGTCTGAACGTAAATCATAATTGTTACGACCGTCAGATACAACTATACCTTCACCATATTCTCTGGTGACGCTTTCAGTAAAAGCTTTGTACAGTTTATTTTCGCCTTCCATTTTTTTCTACCTCCTTTCAAAATTATGTTTAGTGAGAATATCTCACTTTACCCTTTGCAATTTGTGTCGAAATAGATTCCGACATTACCGCTTCAGGATTAACATTTTCGTTGATAGATTTGTAGAAAGGTTGTTTGCCAAAAGATTCGATTATTTCCAATTTCTTTTGCATATTGGCTATCCTGTCATTAAAGCTTTTCTCGACTGAGTCTAATTTCTTAGAGATAGTGCTTTGAAGAGCTTCAAATTCTTTGGACAATCCGACATACAAAGGACTTTCTTTTAACAAATCAGGATTAACTGATTTACCGTATGAAACATCACTTGGAGCTTGACTATAACCTGATACTGAATTAGCTTCCCTGCCTACATGAATTCCAGAATTGTTTGCTAGAATTTGCTGTGTGCTAGGAACTCCTGCATTAGGGCTAATTGTATTTCCAGCTGTGTTAGCTTCGCAAGCTTGTTCTGCTGGATTTTCTCCGCCTAGTTCCCCTTTTACAGTTTTCTTTTTCTTTTTCTTACCAGATTCGTCCTCTTCTTCATCATTTTCTAATTCTTCCATTTTCATGGTTTCCTTAGATTCGTCAGATGCCTTTAGAGCTACTTTCTGTTCTGCTTCTTCGGTTTCCTTTTTGTTTGATTCTGCCATTTTAAACCTCCTTTTCGTTATTGTGAAAATCTTTTAGTGCACTTCTCACATTGGTACACTTTATCTGCGCCATATGCTTTTTCGGATTTAACCTCTAAAGCTAGGCTTTTACAGAATGGACAAGTTGATTTCCATGAAGAATTAATTAATTCAGGTTCTACAGAAGAATAAAATACTCTAACATAAGTGCCATCACCATCAAATTTAACATGAACTTCATTACCAAGAACTTCGTAAACTAATCCTAATTTACCATTAACCTTCACTCTGTCGCCGATTCTTACTCCTTTTTCCATAAGCATAATTTACATTCATTCTCCAATAATGAATGATAACATATAGGACAGGATTTGATGATATTTAAACCTTTGGCAGATTTACTTATAGCTGAAGGTATAGAAATATAGGCATCTGCATTACTTGGAATACCAACTACACTAATCTCATAAAGTTTAACTCCGTCGATTACACGAACTCTTTTGTTAGCAATTTTATCAGTTTCCCATTTCTCATTAGTTACTGAACCGCCGACACTAAGCCCTAATCTTATTCCAGTTTTTAACTTATTAAGAAGCATGGGTACTTTCTGATTTGTAGCTGGATTGTCTAATTTTATTGCTACATTAACATGACCGTCTACTAATTCAGCATCTTTAACAAAACCTAGAGTATTCTCCCAATTATGTTCATGATTACCAAATAGATTAACTCCTATAGATTTAATGTCATTAACCATCATCTTTAATGCTCTTTCAGACATTTTTTCACCATCTCGGTCTAAACTTAAAGCGCTAGCAATACCTACAAGTTCGTTTTCATTATTCATTGCCTTTTGCAAATCTATATAAAATTGAAATGGTTCCATATTGAATATAAGTTTAGATGATATTTAAAGTTTTACAAAGTATATTTTAGGGCAATTTTTAGATGGGTTCTCTGAATCTATCTCTGGAAAGGAATTAATTAGCCTTACAAATGACCTCAAAGTATAACAAAATCTAAAAAGATGTTGATTTTTTACTTCATAATATAACTCATTGGCAGTTGGCTTAAATTTATACTTGTTCATTATTAACAAAGTATTATAAACACATTCTCTAAGCTGTTTGTGTTGCTTCATTTTTGACTTCTACAGGCTTATTAGACTTATTTAATTCTTCAGCGATAAGTCTTTTTACTTCGTTAATCCTAGCATTAAAAACTTCTGCTTGAATCATTAACTGCCCATATTGTTCATACAATTCTTTTAATTCCATTTTACACCTCCGAAATAAATTAACTTCATTAGTATTTAAATCTTTTCTACTAATTCAGATACTTCTTCAATAGCGATTGGTCTAACATCTAACTTAACACATTCTCCAAGTAGATTGTTTAACTCTGCTATCTTCAATTGAATTTTACTTGCTTCATTCTCGAAAGTATTAATTTGTCGATTAATCATAGACAACTGGTCTTCGAGTAAATGCTTTTGTTTTTCTATTTCTTCAACTGAAAATGATTCAGTAACTACTTTAGATACTTCAATTCTGCCTGCTACGTTTTTTAGTTCCATTTTACCTCCTTGCTTATTTTTATAATCATGTTCCACCAACCATAGTCAAAGTAATATTTAAATGGTCGCATGAAAGAGTGGGTGTTCCTGTGTCAGTTGTTCTCATTCCAACCTCAATATAAGCGGAAGCTGCCAAGTCTATTATTGCTGTACCTGCTGCGGTGTACTCTTGAGCAGCCGTTGCAGTATAGAAATGATTCATGCCTGCATTGTTAGCAGTTCCAGAAACTAAAATTCCAATCTGAACATGTTTGCCAACTGTGTCACAATCTCCAGACCAAGACCAGTTAATTAAATACCGTCCTGCTTTTGAAACTGTGAGTTTTCCAGAGCCATCGTGTGTGACAAGATTTAATTCTCCATCTGACATATCTGCATCAGATATTGCATACCAAGTGTTTTGAGCTGCCGATGCTTGCGACCAACCTATTTCATTACCCCAGCAAGAACCGTATGGCAAACCTGAGCTATCACCAGTCCAGAAAGTATCAGCCGTGTAATCAACTTGGAATGTATTTGTATTATTGACTATGAATCCACCGTTTGTTAAAAGACCACGGTATGGGTCTGCTTGCGTGCCAGTAATATCTAAAAATCCAGTAGAAGTATTTCTTCCAATCTTGTAATAGTTTGTTCGGTCTTGACCAAGGCGCATTTCATCAGATGAACCTACTCCCATAATATCTAATTCAACCGCAGGAGCAGTATTCTTAATTCCAACTTTTCCAGCGATATATGTGAATGTGTTTGCGTCACTTGCATAAATACTGAACGGCGTATTTGTCTGAGTTCCACTTGTTATGTCTCCGACATAAACTCCATAGGTGTTCGTGATTGTTCCAGAATTAGTGAATCCTCCAAAATAGCCTAAATACGCATCAGTCATTGTTCCAACATTAGAAAAAGACTGTACTGCATTACCATATGCAGTTGTCATGACACTTGATGCACCAGCATTGGAAATATTTGTTCCTAATCCATATGCGGTTGTAACAGTACCTGCCGCGCTATTTGTTGTAGTTAATATGAGTGAATGTTCAGTCGTTACTGTTCCAGTATTTAAATTAGCAGCAGCGATGTTTCCACCACGATGCACTGCTAAAGTTCCAGTACCTTGATGTCTGCTCGTTGCAACTACTCCTTGAACTGCATTTATGTTATACGAATTATTGTATGTATCGTTAATACCGTATAATGCAAACGTATTATTTGTATTTGCTGAAGCTGTTGGATAACTTAAAACAGAAGAACGAAGACCACATACAACTCCATATGAAGCATCATTTACAGTTGTTTGAAAAAATCCATTTGCTCTTATATTTGTTAAACTAGAAATATCAGTAAATGCATCTAGTGTTGCTTGAGAAATAACATGTAAAGTTGTGTAAGGTGCATAATTTGCTGGACCAATTCCAACTCTCATTGAATAAGATGAGTTTGTTCCGATACATAACGTATTACTTTGACCAACCATTGCTTGATGCCCCATTGCCCAAGCGTTAGTTAAAGTTGTTCCAGATGAAACTGAACGTCCTGTTTGATAACCAAAATAACCGCAATATGCATCAGTAACAGATTCATAACCTGCACCAAGAACGCTATTTCCAGAACCGTAACCCATAAAAAAGTTACCGCTTCCAATTGTATTGTTATAACCAGACGTATACCCCATAGCAATATTATGGGAACCTTTTGTGAGATTTTGCATTGCGAATATTCCAAAGATAGAATTTGCGATAGCGTCTTGGTCTGCGTAGTATCCCGTAAATGCTCCAAACGCACAGTTGTATGCTCCTAAATCAGTTCCACCGCTTCCATATAATGCATATGCACCACACGTTGTGGTATAACTTGCGGTACGATTATTGTATTGTGTAGTTTGGCCAATTCCTGTTGCATAACCTGCTGTTGTTATTTTATTACCCGCCGAAGCTCCAATATAAGTTAAACCGACGCTTGTATGTGCTAAAGGTAAAGAAGCTATTCCAAACCAAACAGAGTTACCAGTTACTCCACCTGAAATACTACCATCTAAATAAAATACGCCAGAAGTAGTGTTGTCTTTACTTGATGATTCAGCAGTACCAAGAGAAGCGTCTGCTTTTGTATCTAAATAAGTTGTTGCGGAATTATTTGCAATAGTATCAACTAAAAAATAACCATTAGGATTTGCAACTGTATTCCTATATAGTTTTCTTTGAGTAACTTCTAAAGATGTACTTACTGGAATAGTTACCGTTACAGAGTCGTTTGCAACAGTGGTTATATTTGCAGATGCTAAAGATAGATTTGTTTCTCCACTTGCAGTTACATAACTTACTTCATATCTTGTCGTTGAACTTGCAGGCATTGAACCGCCAGAACCAACAGCAACACCAGAAGGAGCAGAAGGGCGAGTTAAAGTTCTAAATCCTAAATGACCGTTATAAATAGAAAGTCTTTCAGTAGGAGAAGCGTATGCATCTCCAATAGACCAATAACGATTAGAAGCAATACGCCCAGATTCAATAGTTGATGAATTGACCATAAATCTACAAGCACCATTAACAATATAATATCCGAAATCTGTTGAAGTTCCTCCAAAGATTTGGTCGTATGCTCCGAGATATGAATTTATAGTTGCTCCATTCATAAATTCTATTGACGCACCTACTCGAATAGCTCCATTAACATGCAAAGTTCTTTGAGGCGAAGCTGTACCTATTCCGAAATATCCTGAGTTAAGTAGCGTCATCTTTTCAGATGCGGCAGTACCTCCTACTTGACTAGTATTAGCATAAAAATGTATTGCATCTGAACCATAAAAAACACCTGACATAGTTCCTACGGTATCGTGGACAGGAGCACCTGCTGAAACTTTTAAGTTATATCCAGTCAACCATCCAGTTCCATTCGTGAAAATATCTGCTAGTTTGTAGTAACTTAGTCCCCTTAAATTCAAGGAACCATTTGTCGTATCCACATTCAAAACATTTGTAGTCCCATCTGCTTTATTGATTTGAAATGCGGTTGTGGAGTCGGAGGCGGGATAGATTTTAGGAGTAACTATTCCTCCTGATACAGTTAAAATATTTGTAGAATCGGCAAAACGAAAATTTGTATTATCTTGAGCAACTAACCCTGACGAATTGGCAAATAAAACAGAACCGTCAGTTAGAGGTTTTGCTGCCATCTTTGCATAGTCTGTCAAATTATAATCAAAATCAAAATATCCTGCAGTTTGATTCCATACAGGTAATTGTCCAGTAGTAGTTAATGCTGTTCCATTTACATCTGTTAACTCAGCCATAGTTTTATGTTTAGTTAAATTAACTAAGATACTTCCAATACCTAATCCGCCAACGATTTCTACAGTTCCAACTATATCTGAATGATGAGGTGCAGTTGGTTCTACATTTGTTAATTGTCCAGCAACAGTTTTAGAAACGTATAGGTTATCTCCAGCAGACCAAGTTGTACCCCAATTTCCGCTTCCAGAATAATCTGTTTTAATTTGTCTTACATATCCTACGATTGTTACGAATCCGTCTGAAGGTGAAGTTATATCTTGAGTTGTTATTCCGATTACTCCAGACGTAGTATCTGAATCTGAACGTGCTGGGTAGATATTTGGTCTATTTCCAGTTCTTCCGCTTAAATATACTGGAGTACCGTTTGCAATAGTTGAACCTGAAACGTTTCTAACCTTCATAAACATTTCTTGTCCGATTTGCATAGTCACATCTCCTCCAGACATTCCTAAGTCTAAAGTTCCATCTGTCGCATTCCATTGTAGTAATCCTTCTGCATTAGTTAAAGGAGTAGCCGCTATATCAAATTGTAAAGCATCTAAATTAACTTTAGAACCGTCAAAAGTAAAATCAGTATCGCAAGCGATATTTCCAGATGAATCTAAGTAAAGAACGCAGTTTGCTGTACCTCCTGCAATTGGACTACCTATTCCATTTACATAGTCTAAAAGACCAGTGAATGGATTTACTCTAAATGCCATTATGGAAGCAGGGTGGCTCTTCCTGTCCAAGTCCCTGTTTTGGTTTTAGTTGAAGTTACTGCAGAACCTGAATAAGTAAATTTGGTGATTACCCATGAAGTATCTGAATCTGTTGCATCCGCATTTTTATTCATTCCAACGTAAGTAGGTAATGTATCGCTAGGGTCGAATTTGAATTGTTTAGCAGCTAAGGTTATTCTAAGACCTTCTATATCTAAATCATACTCATCTTGTACAATGTCATTTGTTTCTCTTTTAAATCCCGTCATTTTCTTTCACGTTATTCATGTATTCAGGTTGGATAACTTTAGGCTCCTTTTTCTTTTTACCATCTCTTATCTCAATAAGTATATCTTTTATTTCAGTTAATATTTTTAATTGTACTCCTTCAAAAGCTCCGAACCATTGAACTGTATCAGGTTTACCTTGATATTGTTCTGGCGAGTATCCACCTCCAGAACCAGTTCTTATAGTTTGTTCTTTTGGATTAACTAAAGTTGTTTCTGAATAATTCTGCTTAGGGATATTTCTAGGGTCTTTGAACTCACTAACTTTAGGAACACTTTCTGGAATCTTAATCTTATTAGCTTGGTCTACAGAAACATACTTACTGAATTTCTTTTTTAATGCTAAATATTTGTTTTTGGTTATCATTTTGGAACTAAAGGACTAGTAGCATAATCAGTTGGTGCGCTACGATTATTAGACTGCATCGTATTCTCCAAATGGTTTGCCACAGATTGGTCCATTAATTCTTGTCTAAAGAATTCAGCACCGCAATTAATGCATCTTAATTTCACATCTTTTCCTATATCATCAGCACTTGTTGCTTGATTTAAAGTATTAAATCCGCAAACTGGACATTTGATAGTTTTCAAGTCAGGGTCTAAATATTGCTCTTGAGGACTAGAATATCTTTCAGGATTAATTTCAGGTCTTCTCTGGTCATTAGTTAATTTATCAGGATACATACCAAACATTACAGGGTCAAATTTAACTTTATTATGGGCTATGGGTTGGTCATTATAATATGCGCCAACTGGTGCAACATATCCTTTTTCACTTCTATGCATTATCTCAGCACAATAAGCTTTTGGGTCTTTCTTATCTCTATTTGCAATTACACAAGCTTTGAAATCTCTGTAACCTGCAAATGGTTTACCAATATCATGTTCTTTTTCTATTTCAGCAAGTCTTGTATAATAGTCTTTATCCTCTCGTAAATGGTCAAGTACGATATTCAAAACAATATCCTCATTTCCACCAACAGTTTTTATATGTTCCATTTCTACAGAAAGTCCTTGCCTTACTTGGTCAATTTCAAATCCATTTGCTTCGGATACCGATTGTATTCTTTCCATGCTGATTGTTTTAGTTACTGGTCTTTTGTTTCCAGAATAAGGAGTTTTCACATTATCTCTATGTTTTCCTTCTGCTTGGTCTTGTCTATGTCTTGAATCTTTTCCAGCGTTTTCTTGCCTATCATGTTCGCCTTGTCCTTCTCGGTCATTTCTCTTATTTTCTTTATTACCAACTCGACCATCGTTTGGTGTACCTGCATCAAGTTCAGTTTGTATCCTTTCATCTCCACCTTCAATTGGTTCCATGCCCATTTCTCTCCTAACTTCATTTGGAGTCTTTATGCCCATTTCTATCTCTAGTTTCCAGTTATTTAATCTTTGAGTCTTTTCTGCAGGGTCGTCATAGATAAATTGGAATATAACGTCTTCAGTATTAAATTCAGGAATTATATCTGAATTTATATAAGATTCAATTAATTTTAAGAAAGGTCTAACTCCACGTCTTTTAGTTACTTCAGATTGAGTAGCTGAGGTAGCTCGATTTACATCATCAGTTATTCCTAATTCGCTAGGAGTTAATCCAAACATAGTAATTATCCATTTGATATACGCATTTTGAGATTCTAAGAACTGCATTTCTTTATTTGATAAACTAAATGGTTTCCAATCAATTTCCTTATTGATTACTACAAATTTATGAGGCTGTGCTCGAAATTCTCTTTCCCAAGAATCTCTAAATGCTTTCATCTCGGCTTCATTTGTATCTTTTAATCCTAGTGCACCGTCGGGCATAGCAGATTCCTCGAAGAATTTCTTGTTGTATAAGGTAGAATAATGTAATGATTTAACAATATCGAGTACCGCTTGAGTTCTAGCAAAACCATAAGTGCTCATACTTCTAGGATTCTCCATGATATAACAAATCTCATCTCTATTGAACCACATCGGATGTGCAGGTATTTGATAAGAATATTGCCAATAACCATTGACATAACCAAATTTATCAGTTTCTTTTAAGAAACTAGCACCATCTCTAGCATATATTTCAGTTAAACGTCTTTGTCCTAGAGGTTTTAATAAAGGTGAACCTGACTTAGGTTCTAACTGTGTAAAGTCATAAGAGTCAATATCGAAGACTTTTACAAGAGTGCCTGCGTCTAATTCAAGCAAATCCTTCAAAAGAGCACGCATTATGGTATTAAATGATTCTCGGTTCTTATTTGGGTACTTTAGGAAGTCTTTTATCTCTTTTGCTTTTTCTTGTACTGAGCCATAATCAACATCATCTTTAGGAAGAATATCCCATTCAAGAGTAGAAATCTCATCAACTAATGTTTTTACACACGCAGCTACCCAAAATGTTTGAGAGAACTGTCGTAACTCATTTGTGTCGACGCGCCTAGGCTGACCAAACGTATGGGTTGCCAAAACCACTCGGTTAGGACAGCCTTCCTGCCCTCAGATGAAACCCACGGCATTCCTGTTTGTGTCCAATAATTTCCAGAAACTAATCCCGTAAATGGATTAATGTCTTTCTTTACTTCGCTAAGTCTTCTTACTTCACTTCTTAGCTTAGAAACGCTTTGTTTTACTTTGTTAATGTCTTTTTTCATCAATTAGCAACCCCTCCTGATTGTATCCGCCGCCTAAACGACTAAGTTACTGTTAATACAAATGAATCGTGTTATTTAAATCTTTGCAAATTTCTTGGATAAACTTGGATTTCTTAGAAATATTTGTTTTGTGTAATATTCTATATATCCATGACATTTAACACAGAGAGTTATTAAGTTATCGTCGGAGTTATTTTTAGAGATTTTATATGGAATTATGTGATGGCATTGATACTTTCTTACCATTTCATAACCGCATTTTTGACATTTCTTTTTATCTCTTAGAAATATACCTCTTGACTTCTTTTTCCACATTGCTTTACCAAGACCATAATATTTATCCTTATCTCTAATTTCATAATAAATTTGATTTATCTCTATAAAAGGATGGTTTCCGTTTAAGTATCTATCTTTTCCTTTTATTCTATTAATCTGCCTAGTTTTTTCACTTAATGGTTTATCCTTTTCAAAACAACCCTTTAATTCTTTGTTATAATTCTTATGTCCAATTTGACAATTAGTCATATTTTTTCTTTTTTCTGAATCTAACCATTGAAGTTTTTTAGATTCAGCAATTTTTCTTTTTGTTTCTTCAGATAACTTTTGTCCTTTTATTGCCATATATCTAGCAACCTATTAGTATTTATAAATGTTTGTATTTGAATCTTTAATTACTTAATATTTCTAAGATTATTCTTAAAGAAGGGATTGTATTGTCCAGTTACTAATTCTGCTTCTTTCTGGTAAAGCTTGAATTTATCCAAATCTAACCATCCTACAAGGTAAAGAGATATAATTGCAATAATACCTATGATAATTGAAGTGACTAGATTTATTTCAATTATGTACTTTATGCCTGCAACGATTAAAACAATATTCCTAAACCAGTAAAATAATGAATTTCCTCTATCCAGACGTATCTTTACTTCAGCAATCTTGTCAATCAAGGGCATTTAATCACCTTTCCATCAACTATGTCTTTAATTTCTTTATTTGTGTTATATGGGCAATCTTTATAATCGTAAGGCGCATTTTTTCTAAATCCACAATAATAAGTTAAATCGTTGAATTTTCCTATTTCAGTACCTAATCGGTTCTTTTTGTTATAAATTCTACAAAAATACTTACCACTTGGAAGTTTAACTAAATGTTTACATTTTACTGCTTTTTCTCCAAAAGTAAGAAAACAGCATTTTCCGCATCTTTTGCAAGTTATTTCTTCCATATATTACCGAAATTCATGAAAACAAGAGGAGGAGTCTGTACTTTTAATCCGAAGGCACATAGAGCAAGTGCGTCAACATAGTCATCATGAGCATTTGATGAGTTAGGATGATGTATCTTCAAATAACCACTAGCAGTATATTCATACTGTAAGTTAGTCATTTCAAGTATTAAGCTCCTATGTTCAGGGAACTGTATCAATTTGTTCTCCATGAGATACTTCAAATTCTTGTAAATTACTTCTTTGTTCTGCAAAGTGAACTGAATGCCCCCGATTTCGCCTTTTAGGTTAGTTACAGGTAAATTCTGCTCTTTTAGGAAATCTATAGCTCCACCACCAAGACCCGTTTCATCCATGTAAATCTTCTCAAAACGGAAAACTCTGTGTAAATCTTGAACTCGGCCCATTATATCCGTACTAGGTTGCTTGGAGGTACTAGTGATATTTATGATTTTCATAGTCTTTCCATCAGATTTCCCTATAATATAAACCGTTTCATCATTTCCGAATCTAGCACAGTCAACACCAAGAAAATACTTGAAGCCCATTTCCATACCGAACTCAACAGGAATATCAGAAACGCAGGACATTACTAACTCCCTCTTGAAGAAAGTATCAGCTTCATCAATGAACTCACCCTCATACTCTTGCATATAATCTACCAAAGTCATGTGTTTTCGTTCATTTTCTAGAAATTCCTTCTTAATTAGAGGATTTGCCTCAGATTTGATATGATGATGAGAAAAGGAACTACTCATAAAAGATTCATAAAAACGACCTCGCTTACCGAAAGGAGTGCTTAACATGATTAAATCTCCGCTAGTTGCAGACAAACTAGGCTCAATAGCTGTAAAAACTGAATCATCTAAGAAGGCTGCTTCATCAATTACTATTAAAGTTGGCGAAAAACCTCTAACCGCTGTGCCTTGATAGCCTGCAGGTACGACATATATCTTACTTCCATTTTTGAAGTAGATACTAGTCAATGTCTGCCTATCAATGAAATTGTTAAAAATGAGCGGTTCCTTGATAAAATCTAGTATTTTGTTGAAAAGTAGTGTACTCTGTCTTTGACTTGGGCTTAAAACTAGAACTTGTTCCTTAGGATTAATAATTGCGCGGTATAAAACCTTCAAAGCAGTTAGAGTTGACTTACCAATCTGTCTGCCTGAACGGAATGAGATACGATTGTGATTATCTCTTAAGAAAGGTATTTGATACTCGAAGGGTTCAAAATTTAACAAAACCGTAGAAAATATTATAATATCATCAAAAATACTCTCAAAGTTGAATTCAGACTCCATTTTGATTAGAAATCATGCGCTCTTGTACAGATAAGACTTTCAATTCAGCGTTCTTCTTGTTAGCCTTGTTCCAAGCTTCCTTTAGTTTATCCATGTCCAAGTTGATATTTTGTTGAATAGCTACCTTATCTTTACCTAGACCGAATCGCATCTCACCAAATTTACTAACTCTATCAACATATTGGAACATTAGAGGTAACATCATGTATCTATCTTTTAAGGTAGTTCCTAGTTGGCAGGTTTCGTGTGCCTTAGTCAATTCAAGTTTAAGTGCGTATAGCTCAGTAGCATATTCAGCTAAGAATTCTTCAGGATTCTTAGCCTTAAAGACTTTAGAAATATCCTTCATTAGCTGTAATTTATCTTCTTTTGTCAAACCAAGGACCTTATCAGATTCTTTAAGTTTAAGTAATTCCTTAAGTCTACCTCTTTTATTTGGATTCTTAGTAGCACCTAAAGACCTCTTCTGCCCATCATCAAGTATTTCCGTGTCAGAATCCTTAGCTTCCTTCTCTTTCAACATCTCTTCATATGTCTTAATAGCCATAATCTAACTAACAACCGACTATATATAAATGTTTCCTATACTTTTATACATACCCTTATTAAGAATTTTTCTAAAAAATAATTTTTTCTCAGTGTGCGCATAGGTGACTTTACCTAGTAGATAATTACAATTAAGTGATTCAGAGGGTTAGATGTGTAGTGGTATTCATATAGTAACTGTTTACATAGTAATTCTGAATAAATATCTCTGTTTGCTTAATATATCCCCATTGGGAAGTACTGGTTATAAAACGGAGTTGAGGTATTTACTACTATTTAATAACATACATATACCCTTATATCCTCTATAATGTTATTACTATATAATACTATATAGTGATGGTATTGTATACTAGTGATACTTATGCCTATTATAGGCTATTAGTCAGTATGTCTTTATTTCTCTCTTAATGCGTGTTATTGTGTTATTATTGTGTTATTATCATGTTATTAATGCTTATACTGCTATTGTGCTTTACTTACTGCTATTGGGTTATTGTTATGCTCTAGTATTATGTTAATGTACTCAATTGATTAAAATATGCTTCCTAATAGGCTAATAATGGCTACAATAGGGCATTTATATGTTAGGTTAATGCTAATTGATTAAACGCTTAAAGTTATTGATTTACATACTCAAATGATATATTTATATACGCTTTTATACATAATTATATACTATCGTCGGTATTATACACACTAATAGGTTAATAATGCCACGTTTAACGACGACTATTTAAAATATAACGATTTATATGATTTATTGATGTTCGACGACATGGCTTAAAGCCTTAATATATTGCCTCTTTAGACCTTTATAACATACCTAAAGACCGATAGATATATAAACCCTATTGATTTAAGTATATTAATTAAGTCATTAAGGCTTAATAGGTTACTAACCTTACGGTTTTTAATCTAATGCTACGACGTTTTGAGTGTATGCCTATACATAGCAGATATTACACCCCATCTTAAAACATTAACATTTGTAGATACATAAAAACCCTCATGGGAGTATCATAAACGGGTTATGCCGTACATATTGTTTAATCACGCCGTTGTTAGTCATTGGTATATAGCATATGCAGTTATATTTGAGTGCATACGGTTGCATAAAGAAAATTATCAATAAACGTAAGAAAATAAACTTTATGAGTGATTCGGTAATTAAGTTTACTATTGTTATATGTAAAGAATGGTTAGCTATAAGCATTATATTGGCGTAGTGGCATTTTATCTTTATTACACACTAGGCGACTAATTGAGGCTATAAACGGTCTAAAAGTAGATTATTTGAGATTAAAACCCTCAAATAAAGAAATTAGAACTAAAACGAGGGGTATAAGTAGACACCGTAGTAATACAGGACAGATTTATACTTAAATGCGCTGGAAAAGCTAAGCCTCACTCACATTCACAAATATCACCGTTAAAGCGATTTAACCCTATTTTTAGGGAAAAGTCGTTTTGACACTCACTTTTTTCACGTAATTCCATAGTCAAATTAAAGACAAACGTGGTTAGGGAGTAAAATCCCTAACCCAACCGTAATTAAATG